CGCTTGTACCGTGGCGACAGGCCGGCGGCGGCTCTCATTGCAAAGTACCACGCGCGCTGTTTCTTCGATGCCCATATGACCGGGCTATGCGCTGGCCCAGGTCGCTTTTGCAGCCGCTCGACCAGGTTGTGGCCGATCTGTAGCGCGCTGCGCTGGATGACCGCCTTCAGGCCGGGGCCGGTGAGCTGGCCGAGGGCGGCGGTGAGTTGATCTAGGCTGCCGAATGAGATGCCTTCAGGCATTGGTGGCCTCTGCTGTGTCCTGCTCTGTCAATTGCAGCTTGACCGCTGCTACCAGCGTGCCCTTGTCCTGAATAGCCCACCTATTCGCCCCGGCGTTGAACAGTGCCTTGACGATCTTGGCTGTGACCTGCTCTGGTGTCTGCTCTGCCATCACTCTCCCAACCTGACCGCGCGTACTTGGTCGGCCAATTCCATATCCTGGTATGCGTCTATTGTCGGCATTGCCAGCGGGTCAACTGCGCTATTCTCGCACGTCGCCGCTAGGTCGTAGTCAATCCGCTCCACTGCCATCGCCCTGCTACCTGTGGGCACTGCGTCGATCTTGCTGGGCGTGCCCCTGGCTGTGACAAATACCTCTTTTTGCCCCAATTCCTCAAGTAGTCGCATCCGCTGTGCGTAGCTGGCCTGGCCTATGTCCGGCTCAGTGAATCCGGCCTGCTTTAGCAGCTTGCCCGCCGCGTCTGTCATCTCGTCTTTAGCATCTGCCCACATCGTCCCTTGCATCCGGCGCGCTGTCCGTACACTGAATGCGCCTCGCTTGACGGCGATCTGCTCTTTGCCTACAATCATATACCCGGCGTCCTGGGCGTTGCGCTTCTCTTGCACCTTTGACATGATGCCCGTCTTGGTCAAACGCTGGTAGGCATCATAGCCCCGCTTCTCTAGGTTGTCTGCCACGCGGCGCCACTGGCCTGGCGTTGCCTCTTCTGGCGTGATGCCGTATTGGTCCCACAGCGCCTTGTTGATCGCGGCCTCGCTTCGTGCGGATTGCTCCAGGGTATCCACAATGCCCCTTACATTCTCATCACCGCTCTGCTGGTAATACTCGCGTGTTTCCTCCAAGTCGGCGATCAGTTTGCGCTCACGTTCTCCAATGATGCGATCTGGCTCTGCGAATGCCGGCGTTGTCACAAAGTCCGGCAACAACCCCATATCTCTCAGCATCACGTCCCGCTCAGCCGACAGTTGCCGCGCCTCTTCCAGGTGTACCGATTCATCCATTGCCGATAGGCCGCTGGAACAGCGACACCGGGGATGCGCTGGTGGCCCCCTGCCGAACTCACCCGACCATACGCTCTCAGGTTGCCCGTTGAGCGGTCCACAGATAGGGCACACGAGATCGTCGTTCGCCGTCGACCATACCCGTATCATCGGGTAACCGGTCTCATTCAGCAGCCGTTGTGCCTCGTTGGTGCCCTCCGCCGCTGCCCTGGTGGTCTCCGTGACCGCGATCATCTCCGCGCGCACCGGGCCGAATGCGTGCCCTAACAGCCGCTCGAGGTCGCCCTGGGTCATACCCGGTGTCTCAAAGAATGTTCGCTCGACCTGTCGCACCAGCTTGCGCTCTGTGTCGGTGATGCCTGTCACGAGGTCGTATGTGTACGTCCTGGCCCACTCGACCGCGTCCGCGTTGATCACCGCCGGGTCAAAGACGATCCCCGTGTCCACGCTCAGTCTCAGCGCCTCAGTAGTGGTCAGCGCTGTGACCTCGGGTTGTATCGCCGCCCGCATCTCCTCAAAGATGCGATCATAGTCGGGCTGCTCACCCCTACGCACTGCTGATGCTACCCTGGGGTTCCACTTTGACATGATGGTGTCGAGCTTCTTTCGCAGCCGCCGCTCGATCTGGTCTCGTGTCTCTGGCTGCGCTTTGAGGAACAAAAACGCATCCACCACCCCGACCGCGCCCATTGCCGCCTTGACCTCGGCGTCAAGCCATTCTGGTACTATGTCGCTGTTAAAGTCGCACGGCTTCCCGCGCTTGATTGCCTTTGCCTTCCACCGGCTCAGTTCGGCGAAGAGACCCGGAGGTGGCCCCAATCCGGGGCCGACGCTTTTGGGGCTGGTCCCTGCCCTGGCGCATCGCCCGCCCCTGGTGGTGTCTCCTCTGCGTCGTTCGCGGCCGGCGCTACCGGCTCACGGTCCTCTGGTGTAAATTTCTCCTCCAGCTTGGGCATATTCGCCATTGTGAGCAGAGTACTGATCACCGCGCGCGTCTCTTTTACGCTCACCACGTTGGCCTCGTAGGCCGGCAGAATCACGCCGCTGGCCATGAACGAACTCGACTCGGCCTTTGCGATCTCCTCGCGCTGGATGACCTCGATCTCATTGTAGCGGAACGAGATGCGCAGGTCCAGCGGGCCGAATAGATGCTCATCTAGCACCGGTGCAATGTGGATCGCCACCTCGGGCACGATGCACTGCGTCCACAGCTCAAATTGTAGCGCGTCGCGTTCGGCCCTGTTCGTCTTTGCCTCTGCCAGCCCCGGCGGGATGTTGTGCGCTGCTAGGATCTGCTCTTTGCGCGTCCGCTCCAGGTCGGGCATCGCCAGATCTTTGATCGGCTGGCCGATGATCACCGGCTTGAGGCCGGACCCCATAGCGATGGTCTTGTACGCGTTGCGCACGCCCTTGAGCAGCCGCTCCCATCGCGTCTCGACCTCACGTGCTACCGTCGGGTCCAACGTCTGATCAGACGATAGCAACACCGCTGGGATAGCCCCGTTTTTGAAAAACGCCGCCGCCCACTCGTTCGCGTTCTTGATCAGGCTGGCGGCCTCTTTCCCCACCGCCCCACTCGCCACGCCCGGCCCGATGTCCGTCTTGGGTGACCAGGTGCGGAAGTATAGGATCTCGTCGGCAGAGAATAGCTTGCGCTTTGCCCCTACCCGCTGCTCAAACACCGTTGGCCCATCCGCGTCGTGCTCTTTCACCCGCATCGTGTTGGCGTTGAGCACCTGCAGGTCTTTGAGCACCACGCGGTTCTCACGCTTCAACACATAGGCCGCGGCCTTGAGGCACAGCCACGCCTCGACCTGCCATAGCATCCACTCAAGCGGCACGTCCCACTCGACGGCGTTGTCATCTGTTTCGTCGGCCTCTTTCAGGTCGACCGGATAGACCCGGTATGGTATCTGTGCCACGCTGTCGGCGCGCAGGTTGACGCACCAGAACATCCACGCAACGGCGGCATATAGATCCTGTGGCGAGTCGCCATCCTCACCCGTGACCATCCAGTCGAGGAAATTGTCAAAGTCCTTGAGCGTGACCGCTTTAGCCCCTAGCACCCCGCCGGTGAGTCGTGTCATTCGTCGCCTCGTGATAGAAACATCTCCCACGCACCTCGTAGTTCCATCGCCCGGCACATCAACGCGCGCGCGATCACCGTGTCGTCATGGACGCCGATAGGGGCGCCATAGACAGGTCTGTTTGTGGAGCCCGGCCCCTCACGCACCCTTTGCTCATACGCTTCGAGCTCTGCCGTAGCAATGGCGAGATCCACAAACTGGACCTCCTCCCGCTCCAGGCACAGCGCCAGGTTCTCTATGAGCGGCGGCTTGCTGCTGGAGGTCGTGGCGAACCCCGTCACCGGCAGCCCGCTGATGACCATCTGCTCTATGTTCGGCTCGCCCATCGCGTTTGACTCGGCCAATATCTGCCACACATGCCACTTCTCAGCCAGTGCCCCCAGGCGCGCCCGCTGTAGCCGGTACTCTATACCGTGATAGCGGTCAAGCTCCAGTTCACGCTTGCAGGTCTTGCAGCCAACGCTTGCCGCTGTGTAGTCGCCGCTCTTGCCCCAGTCAACGCCCATCACGATAGAGTGACCCGCGTGGTCTGCTGGCGTGTCGCCGCCTGGGTAGAGGTTGGCTAGGATGTTTCTGAAGACCTGCCCCTCTCCCTCAATAAATTCTGCGAGTATCTCCTGGCGGAACGTGCGCAGGGACAGCGTGTCAAACAGGTTCTGGATCTCATCAAACGAGATGTTAGGGTTCTCTAGCGGGTGCGGCTTGCGGATCAAGCGCGATCCATCGTCCACCACCTCGCAGCCCAGCGTCGGGATCTGCCAACACGCAGCATCGGCCCTGTCCATTGCTGCCATATGCTCTGTGTGAAACCAGTTGCGCCCCAGTGGCGTACCTCCTGCCCACAACCAACCGCCGGTATCGATCAGCATCGGCCTCAGCACCTCGTACCACGCCGACGGCTTGACCGCCTCAACCTCATCTATGATCACCCCGTCAGCAGTGTGCCCACGTGCGTTGTTCGGGTCATCCAGGCTGCGGAACACCACCTTACCGCCGTTGGGAAACTCTGCGGTCATCCTCTGTTGTGTGAACTTGGCGGCTGTGCCGACGCCGTGTTTCATCTCGCCCCAACCGATGCGCACCTGGTCAAATGTCGGCGCGCCCCACACATAGGTGCCACCCGCTGCTGCTGCCTCGACTGCGATCGCCATGAGTAGCGTTGTTTTCCTCCACCTACGCCCAGCAGCAAGCCAGTTGAACCGCTTGGCTTGCTGTCTAACTGCCCTCTGGCCCGGATGGGGCATCGGCAGGCGTATTTCTCCAGTCATTGACATAGCGAATAGTCAGCCCCTCCGGTATCGCCGATCCGTCCGGCCCGCCGTGTACCTTGTCGAGGTGCATCAGCGCCGCTTGCGAGTCGTGCAGCTCTAGCGTGTACCCGCCGTCCTTGTGATAGGTCAGCTTTTTGATGCAATCCAGCACCCCGCGCTCTTTGGCCTTGGTCAAGCTCACGATGACGGTCGAGCGGCCCTTGTCGTCTAGCTCGATAACATCCACAAAATCGTCAAACGTGATACCGGCGTGCTTGCCCAGGCGCGCCAACACCTCGTTAGCGGGCATGGCCATTTTGTCAAGGCGTGCGTTAATCTGAGACTTGAGCGCAGTCTTGTTCTCTGGCCCCCGAGTGTTGGGCCATTTGTACCCAGCGAGACGCGCCGCCTCCGTTGCGTTCCAACATTTGAAATAATGCTCTAGCCATGCTAACTGCTTTGTGCTCGCCATTTACCACGCTTTACCACACCACCCCCAGGCACGGCAGGCAGTTGCACAGACCATCCACCGCGCCCGTGAGGAGAAAATAGATGATGGCCATTATGGGATGCGCCCGTCGGCGGTGCCCGGCAGGATGTCAGCGGGCAGTGTCGTATACGACCACTGGAGGTCGTCCCAGTCCGCGATCAGCACAGTTGAGGTTGTACTGGGTGTGATAGGCAGATGTACAGGATACCCGCCTCCGCCAGAAATGGACCGTCCGCAGGCGCACCTCGGATAGGTCGGATCAGAGTCAGGGTGTGAGCTTCTGCCTACCCATGGCCCCGGCAGCACAATCGGCCTCGCCTCAAGCAGCGCGATCCGCGCCTTCAGCGCCTCAATCTCTGCCTCTAACTTGGCAATACGTTCGTTTTTGGTCATGCCCTCACCCGCGCGCTCTCTGCATGGCTCTCGTTCGTCTCGCCACCGCTGGCGCTATCCACCCACGCATCCTCGTCGGCCATCTGCCAAAATGCCTGATCGCTGTCGTCCTCAAGCCAGCGGGCAAAAGCCGCGCTTGCCTCGGTGCTGAGCTGACGTCGTGGATCTGTCATACCGCCGCTTTTGGCCTGTTTGTTTGGCATTTGTCCCTCACTGACCCGCCCCAGCTTCCGCGAAGCTCATTCCCGTGCTTGGGGCGGGTCGGACGTGTACACTGCCGGCAGCGCACACTTTGAAACGGCATACGTCAGGTCGAAAGCTCTCGTCGGGGCCTTCCATGGTGCCTGCCCTCTATGCCGTGTTCACCTATTCAATCGCCGCGCGTACCACCCACGATTTGCCCTCTGACCGTTAAGTTTCGGTCTCCCTACGCGGCTTCACACTTTCACCGATTTGATCGATGGCGGGTTCCGCTTCCACGGCTCCGCCGCAATCTGCCCATCGCGCACCGTAAACAGCCACGCCATGACTGGCTCGAGCGTTCCGCTGTACCCTGCGCTATGCCCGTAGGCATCGCACAGTTTCCACGCACCGGTATAGTACACGTACAGGCCATTGTGCTCACCCTGCTCAATATGATGCACGTGACTGTACACCATCACGTCGGGTATCGGATCGCCCATCCGCATCCTGGCGGCCCACTGCCCGAACGCCGTTCGTTTTGCGCCGGCGTTGCGCGTGTTCTCCAGCCGCGTGTTGTGTGGCGGCCGGTGCCCGAATATGAACAACTTGCCATCTACGTCCAGGTTCGGATACCACCACGAATAGTTCCCCGTCTCGGGGTCGGGCGTCACGCTCTTTTTCATCTCACTGCCGACCAGTTCGGCAAGTTCGGAGGTCCCGCCCTCATGCGCGGGCGTGCCCCGGTTGATGATCAGCGTGTCAGCCACCTTCGCAGCCGGCTCCAGGACTGCCACCGTCCATTTGACAATATCGTCCCGTGACACCACGATCAAGTCATACCCGCCTGAGTGCCTATTGCGGTCTGGTCCGTCGCCATTGAAAACCACAATACATCTGGCGCCCAGGCGCCTCTTCAACTTCCGCACGTGCCTCCACAGATCGAGCCACTGCGCCCATAGCCATAGCTGGCTGTCATTGGCGAGGTGAGTGCTGCCGTCGTCACGCCGCACCTTTGGCGGTAGCAAGCCGGCCGTGCTGTTCACGTGTATGTCTGAAACACACACGACGAGGGCGGGTTTGGGCATTCGCTACTGCCGCCATCCCAGGTACGTTGCTACCATCGCCACGACGCCGGTCAGTGCCTCGGCAGCAGTCCGGTACGGTTCGCGCTTCTCTAATGTCCGTATCCGGTCCTCGTGATCGGGTAGAACTATCTCCAAGCGTGCATCCAATGCGTCAAATCGCTGCTCCAGATAATCGCGCAATGTTACCCGCCCGTTCGTCGGTGTGTCCGGGGACATGGGGTGCCTCTATGCGCTATTCACTACTACCGGCGCCAAGCCGCGATCTTTGAACGCCTCTCCAAATTGCTCGATCACTGCAGCCTCAATCAAAGCAGAGATCACATCCAGATCAACGTCAATGTGGTACTGTTGTAGATAGCCCTCGGCAACCTCTATCGCGTATCGCTTTTTGACCTCCGCCTCATTCAGGATTAGCCCGGCCAGCCCGGACTGCTCAGCTGCCAGTACGGCGATGCGCGCTGCCTCCGGTATTGCCCAGGCGTAGCGCTCATCCAGCGTGTTCATGAACTCGTCTCGTTTCAGTTTGATCCAAACTGCGACCATACCGATCAGCGCCGGTGCGGTCGCAGATATGACTGCCACGAGAATGTTCTGCAGAATCTCAGCCCAGTCCATTCCATTGCCTCCTGAGTTACCCGCGTCAATTATGTGGTATAGCTCCCCGTCCCCAATTGTATCATGAACGGGTGCGATTGTCAAGGGGCAGTTGTGTCATTCGCAGGTAACAGCGTGTTCCTCTCTGGTCGACAAAAAAGTGGCCAGACGCTGCGCTTGAAAACCACAGGCGCGTGATCGCCCACGCCGGGACACTGAACAGCCCCTCGCCGTTCAGCTTGCGAACCAAGGACGAATCCACCTCAATCATGTCTGGTCGCTTGTTCACCCCTCTGCCTCCCTATTCTCGCCCCATCGCCGACATCACCGGGTTGCCCGTGTGCCCACGCCTGAACACTGCCACGGCGCTGGGGAATGGCGCGCTGTTCTTGGCTCCGCCGAACTTGAGCCGCCCCTTGACAAACCGCACCTCAGCGGCGCGCATGATCCACCTGTGCCAGTAGCGGGTGTCTGTGCGAGACGGGATCAGCATCACCACTATGCAGCCATTCAGTGATTCCTTATAGACTTTTTCGGTCCACTGTACGATCTGGCTGTATGGCGGATTCACGAACACCGGCCCAGGCCCCCACGGCAGCGTCAGCCCGTTGTCCTCCTTGGTGAAAAACCGCCTGCACTTGGCATTCTCCGCCGTCGCACACGGATCAAGCTCAAACCAGAACTCGCGATCCAGCAGGTCATAGAACGCCTGCGGGGTGCTCCATTCGTCACTATCGTGCGAGAACACTGCTCTACCGTTCACCGCCCCACCTCCTGCCTCTCCTCTGTACAATCCATCGCCCCGAGCAGCCGTAACCGCCCGGTCGCGTTTGTTATGGTTCCCATCACGCTCAACGCATCGCCCCATTCCCACACATGAAACGGGAGGTCGGCGACGATTGGCACCAGCCCATCCTCCGTGTCTACAAAGTAGAGACTCAGCGGCCCCGAGTCCTTGACCCGCAGCATCAACTGGACACCCCCGGCATCCACCTGCACCAAGTCGCCACACTCCCACGCCGGGTATGCGTCCAGATCCACCGCGATCCACTCGTGGCTGGTGTCGTACAGCGGGGATGCGCCGTCGATGGAGCCGCAGCGCAATGGGCCGCCGACGTAGGGGCCAGCGTACCAGACGATAGCACCGTAGAGGATCAGCGTGTGGATCACTTGCCTGCCGCCTCCAGAAATGCGCGACAGAGAGCCTCGGGGAACTCTGGCCCAGTGACCCATGCCGGGAATTTTGACTCACACGACACCCATACGGAACACCCGCGCTTGTCCCAGTCTACAGCGACATACCAGCCACGCTCGCGCATCCACTCCACAACCTGGTATGCTGCTGCGATGTCCTCAGAATAGCGAGCCAGCACCCGCGACACATAGGTATTCGCTTGCTCGTGCGGTACTATGCCCCGCGGAGCAGGGCACCCGCAGAATGCCTCGCGCCGTCCGCCGAGTATATCCCATTTCACCTTGCACCCCATCGCCCCAGCCACCCTCACGTCAATCTCTCTGCTCATCTCGCCACCCCGCTCCCCGGCCCCCACTTTTCCCCCGCCCGGTCCATCTGCGCCGCCGTCAGCGCCAGGATGTCTGCGCGGGTCAGTGTTGCCGCACGTGCTGCAAAGCGCATGCGGTTCGCC